CCGATGCGTTGGAATCCTCGCAACCATACAAGATGTATGCTTTCGTGTTATCGTAGTCAGCACCTATCAATGATATTGCCAATTGTACAGGGCCTTCAGATGCCATTGCGTTGATATGGTCAAGCGTTCCTTTTTTAATCTTTGCCGCAGCAGAAGCGGTAATGTCGGTAGTTACTATTGATTTCATAATTAATAATCTGTTACTTCGTAATATATGCCAATCGGCACTAATGGTTTTAAATAATTTCTAATTGATTGTTCGCAATCGGGAAAAGTAGTAAAATATGTCGGCCACCATGCAGCAGGTACTTTAACTGAAAACCCTACTTGATAACTTGCGGTGTTGGCATAAGCAATATATCCATCACTACTATTTGGATTAGCGGCATTAATGTATGAACTATTATTCTCAACTTCCCCTATTTGAAACATTGGGAATCCATCAACAATAAGTTCTAAATTAATATCAGATATAGATACATTTGGGTCGGGTTCAAAATAAGTTTGATATCTTTTGTTTAACGCATAGGTAAGTGATATGTTACTCGCATCATATCTCACCGATTCTTGCATCCCAATGATGGATGATGATATCTTTCTCCATGATGCTGTATTGTCAAGTGTATCGGTGTTAAAATAAATAAGTGATTCGTAAATATTTCCACTTGCAATGTCTTGTACAATAGCACCTAATGAATAAGTAGAAACGCTATTATGAATATCTACAATACTTGGTTGTCCTATATATGATGATTCCGAAAGGAAAAAAATATCCTTTATTCCTTCAAACAACCCATACAAGAAACGCAAGAACCCACTCACCCTCTTATTGATTGGAGTAAGGTTGTTTACTATCTGTTGCGTATTGAAATTAAATAATCCCATTATTCAGCTACAAAAGTTATTTTATCATCAATAGTATATCCTGTCAATGTCTCAGCAACCATATAACCGCTATTGGTTACATACTTACGATTAATCCAATCACCAAAGAACACTAAGTCAATGCCTCCAAATATAGATTGTGCATTCTCTCTGCATGACACCCTTTCGAATATCACATCGTTTACACCTTCAATACTCTTCACAAAAACCTCAATGTCACTCATCAATATATCACCACCGAAACGAGTAGCGGATAAATTAGCTAAGTAACTCTCAATACCATTTTTCACATTATCCGAAATAATCGCAGAATATGAACCATCGTAGTAAATAGTTCCTTCTAAATATAACTTATCAGAAGCCGTACTTGTTAAGTTGTAAGTAATACCTGCAATACCGATGTTGTACACATAACTTGTCAATGAACTCAACTGAGGGGCAGATAATGCACCCAATGGGCTACCCGTTGCCACCTTGATGTTGACCGTGTTGGCAATAGTAGAACTAATAGCACAGGCATCAATGATGCGTAAGTTCTCGTTAATGGTCGCATAGTCTGCCGTGCCATTGGTTACTACTAATAGTTGTGGAGTTGTCGGGGAATACTGGAAGCGGAAGATTCTATCTTGCAACCAAGCGAAACTACCTGCAATGGCTTTCTGTTGTACGGATGTCATTGAAGCCAATGCCACATCCCATAATTGCTCAAGTGTTGCTTGACCGATGGCTATGGTGTAGCATATCAATCGCATAAGGTTACGGGTTGACCACTTTGTAGGGTCAATGGTAACACCCACCGCAGCGAAATTAGCTACTAATGAATTAACCAATAATGTATTGCATTGGGCTACTGTCCTCGCCATATTTTATTCATATAAGTTGTTATCAATTCTGTTTGCATCTTGGTTAGTGTTGCCGTTTGTTTCATAAATGGTCGAGCAGGTATTTTCGCTGAATGATTGCGCCCTGCCATACCTCCCTCGTTGTGTATCTTAGCGTAAGGCAAGTCAACTACTAACCTTATCTGATTCGGGGTAACGCTTTGTATTGACCTATTTACCTTTCTTCTAAGGTTACCACTCTGAACTAAAATAGGCGCAGTTCGTTGGGTGTTGAGTGACACTCCTTTACGCTTATACTTCCATTCGGGTGTGTTCGGTATTCTACGCTGAACTTCCTTCCATTTATTCTCATCAAGCGCACCCTTGCTGAATGACTCGGCAAAGTGCTTCTCGGCTTGTTTTGCCAAGCGCAAAGGTATCTCCTTCTGCGTTCTCAGCAAGTTAGCCCTGACTTGTTGGAAGTTAAATCCATTCATTACTTACTCTCGTCTATTAGCTTTTCAATCTTAGCCTTCTGTTCTTCTTTGTATTCAGCATCGTAGGTAAGTACCTTAAACTCCAAATACATTCCATCCTTCATAAACTCACTACCCTTTCTTATCGTTACATCCTTGACCACTATTTCGTTGAAGTGGTCAATGTTGACATCCTCTTGAGGGTATTCAGCCAAGTATTCGCTTCTTAGCTGTTGCCACTTGTTAGGGTGTAGGTTTATCGCCTTTAAAGGTCTGCCATACTCTTCATAGTGCTTGATGGTTAACCCGATGGCGGTCTTGATGCTTTGCTTCATATTATAATTCGCTAAGGTATTCGTCAAACTCTAAGATAGCCGCTTCATTCTTACCACAGCGAGTGTATCGGGCAATCAAATCACCATACTCACCCACCGCCTTACGCTGAATCTCAATGAACTGATGAAGGTATACATCAACTATGCAGTCTTGTTCTTCGGCTATCTTATAGAACTCTTTGTACTGATTCAATAACGCCAACTCGGTGTTGTATGCAACTGCTAACGCATCCTCAATCGTGCTGATGTTTTCCTTGATAGGTTGGATGGCAGGTAACTGCGCAACCGTACCCATATCGTTCATAAAGTCCACATGGATTTGATAATGCGTTAACTCATCGGCTGATTCTTTAAGCCAATATTTTTGCGCACCAAAGAAGCCAACAAACTGCATCTGATTAGCAATGTGCTTGTAGAGGTGCGATGCGTATAACTCACTTGCGATTGACTTCTGCAACCACTCGGTAAGTTCAGCAGTAAGTAAATTCTTAGTCTGTATCATAATTCGGTAAAGGTAAATTAAAATTTTGTTTTGCTAAGTCTTTATATTCAGGGGCAACATCAAAGTAAGGATGTTCCTTTGTAAATATCTCGCCCGTCTTACCAACATTGTTGACAAAGATATCTTGCCCTTTAGTACGCATAACCTCAACAACAGGGTCAGCGATTGATTCAGGTGATTCGGTTAGGGTGACATTTTCATCTTCTTGTATCAGGATGCACTTGCAGTTGAAGTGGTTGGTAGGTGCTATGCTATCCCATACCTTATCATCAACAGGGGCGGTCAATCCATCAAGAGGTGAGCAGATATCACACGCATCACCAATGGTGAGATATCTAAGATTCGGCAATATATCCTTTTGCGCTTCTATCTCCTTCCATTTAGCAGCAGCATCACCTTGAGCAATAGCGGTGTTGTATTCGGATTGAAGGTAGGATTCATTGTACACATCGTACTTCTGTCGGGCTAAGTCTGCGAATTGCCGATAAGGCAATACTCTATCGCCATCGGTAAGCAATGCACTCATCTCTTGCATTTCGGTAAATGACTTAGCGGCCGAGAACATATACACATTTGTGTTCAACTCCTGCAACAATGGTATATCGGCAATGTCCGAAATACTTACACCAAAGCCTTCTAACATTCCCTTCTGCAAGTAGTCAGCTATGGCATAGTACAAGTCCTCAGGAATATTTGTTGGAGTATAAGTTCCATCGTATATCCCTTCTATTAAAGACTTTATTTGCTTTTCAGTATACTTCACTTGCCGTAGAGTAGATTAAGTTTATTCTGTGCCTTTTGTGGTATGGGGTTGATAGGTTGCGGTGCTTGTATCTGCGCTACTGGTATGCCCGTCTTCTCGGTAAAGTATTCAGCATCCATTTGAAGTCCTGCTTGTTTCATCTTCACCGCCATATCAGCAAAGTGACCTGCTATCTCATTCTCCTCGTTGTCATTCATCATACAAGCCATTGCACCATCGGGGATGTTGAACCCAAGTGACCGCATCTTGTCAAATAATACCTTGTTGACATACGGCAATAAGTAAGCAGCATCCTTTGTCTGCTTATCAAGTAACGCAGTCTCAGCAGGTGAACCTTCGCCCTGTGTACCTAACTTGCCCGGTACGGATTTAATAGCATCAGCATGACCAAGAATTAACTGCGAACACTTAGCCTCTAATCTTGTTTCAAAGTCAGCATAACCCTTATAACCACTACCACCTAACGATGTCTCAATGAATTCAATGCTATCACCAATATCATCAAGGATAGCATATCCGCTACTACCCATTTGGGAGAGAGTAGATTCAAAAGCAGCCCGTTCATATTCTTCTGTTTTATTGGTTCTTCCTACTCTGAAAGGTTGTGCAAATAATTCAACAAAATCCCCGTTAAAACCTACAAGGTTTCTTAAAAAGATTTCATAGATTGATAACTCCCAAAATAACCCATAACCGCAAGGTGATGTTCCTAATTCATTGGGTGTCGAGGCATAAATATACCAATCCTTGTACTGCTCATCGGTAAGAAATTCCACACCTGTAACCATATACGGGAATGAACCAATGTTATACCTATCGGGTGAAACATTCTGCCTCTTAACAGGGGCAATGTATGGGAATTCTCCATTGACAATATCTCCTAAATAGACTAAAGAATAACCATAGTAAATAGCATCAAGAACGGTGTTGATGTAGTTATAAAACCAACTCTTAATCTGCGTCTTACCTCCTATTGTTTCACAAAACAATGCAGTTAGATTCTCATCTATTTCATTATTTGCATTCTTAAATTCCCACTTTCTTAATAATGTCAAATCCTTTCTACATTAAA